ATCACAAAGTGGATTTAATATTGCTCCTAGGAGATTTGATGTTATTGGTAAAGTTATTAAAGCACCTCGTAGACCCCATATTTCTAAGATTATCCCTTCTTTAATGCATGGATCTTCCTGGAAAGTAGATGTGGCTCCAGCTAAAATGGGTAGATATTATTCAAATGGCTTGTGGATAGACCCTTATATAAATTCACAAGTTAAATATTGTACCCCTGATATTTTAGTTAATCAAGATATTATTCGTGAATGTTGTGAACATTATTTTGCTACGATTGAACATAATTCAAAAGTTTGGGTTGATCGACGGTTGTTAACCATGGATGAAGCCATCTATGGAATTGAAGATGAACCTGATTTTGGATCTATTGCTGCTGGAACTAGCGTAGGTTATCCTATGAATACTCCTGGTGCTAGGAATTTGAAGAGAGAACTCCTCTCTATTACTAGCCCTCAAAGTGTTAAGGATGCCGCTTATATCGAAGTTAAAAGATTGGTTATTACTGTTATAGAAAATGCTGAGAATGGAATTAGAATGTTCCATGTTTTCACAGATTTTTCTAAGGATGAATTAAGACCTATAGGTAAGGATTCTAGACTAGTTTCTGGAGCGCCCTTTATCTATCTTATAGTAATTCGTATGTATTTCGGATCTTTTTGTTTATGGTTTATGAAGAACAGGATACATAATTATTCTGCTGTTGGTGTCAACTGTTTCTCTACGGAATGGGATACTATAGCTAGATTGTTATTATCCAAAGGTTTAGTAAATAGTATTGGTGCCGGTGATCATTCTGGATTTGATTGCAGACAGAACCCCTTTATTCAATTAGTTATTCTTATAGCTATGAATTTATGGTATAATGATGGTCCCGTTAATGCTAGAGTTAGAAATGTTCTATTTATGGAATTATGGAATTCTCGACACATTAGTGATGGTTTAATTGTTGAATGGTTTTCTTCTCTTCCAAGTGGACATCCTCTAACAATTATTATTAACACTATTTATAATGCAATTTGTTTTATTTACGCTTGGAGAAGAATTGTTGGTAGTTTAATTACTATGAATAAGAATACTCAATTCATCTTTCAAGGTGATGATGTAGCTTATTCAGTTACTCCCGCTTATAGCCATTTGTATAATGATTATACCATTAGTGAAGTTCTCAAAGAACTTGGAATGGTTTATACTAATGAGCAGAAAGGGGAGACAACTTCTAAACTTAGAGATATAACTGAGATTGAGTTTCTTAAAAGAAGTTTTGTTTTTAGCAAAGTTGACGGAATATGGGTTGCACCTCTTAAAATTGAATCAATTTTGAGAATGGTTGATTGGGTTAAAATTGATGATCCCGATAACATTGCATCCAATATTTCTGAAGCTATTTTAGAATT